CCAATCAAAGCCTTCCTGTATTGCGGCAATGGCGGTAGTGCCTGAACCCAGAAACGGGTCAAGAACCACCCCGTCAGGTGGGGTCACGAGCTTAATCAAGTAGCGCATCAGGGCAAGGGGCTTGACTGTGGGGTGGTTATTCTTTACCCAAGCAGTAGGTTGTTCTGGATTGTGTTCTCTTTTGCCTATCCCGTCACCCATCGTGGCCATAAACTTGTCAGGCATCCCATCCAACCCCATATTCCTCTCCGCCTTGCTTGCCTTGGCGCAGTAAAAGTATCGTTGCGCATCGCCAAGCCCGGCTGTCGCCTCGTCGCTGCCATCGTGGATGAAGTTGGCGGGGAAACGGCCTTGATGGGCTGGGGTTATTCCCCCTTCTACGCAAGTTCTCCAGCGGGGGTCGGGTTTGCCTCGAACTGGCATCGGCATCTCTTCGCTTCCCACCCTGCACCCGTCAATGTTTATCGCACCCGTGCCATACTTCAGCACATTGGCCGCAACCGTGCCCTCGACAGGCTTCCGGGCTACGCAGATTGGCTCGTGTGCGGGCTTCAGCGCAGTCCCCCAGCCGTCCCATTGCTGGGCTTCGGGGGATTGTCTTTCTGGCATTATCAACTGCCTGTTGAGCGCATTCCATTGGGGGTTATTTGCCATTCCAAGCGATGGTTTTTTCTCCCCTATTGGTTTGATCCCCTGCATCTTATCAATCGCCTTGCCAATGTCCAGCGACTTGGGAAATCCAGACCCATACACCCACATAATCTGGTCTCTAATCTCAAAGCCAGCGTCCTCAATGGCGCAGGTGATGCGGTGATAGGTGCGGCTCCCGGCAAAGGACAGCAGATGACCGCCCGGCTTCAGCACACGGAGGCACTCTTGCCAGATGTCTACGCTTGGGACATCATAATCCCATTTCTTACCCATAAAGCTCAGGCCATAGGGCGGGTCGGTGACTACCGAATCCACGCTGTTGTCGGGCAGATTGCGCAGAGCGTTAAGGCAGTCAGCGTGTATCAGCATTAAAGTATCGCCTCCAAAGCGTCCTCGGTGGTCTGTGTCTTGGGCTGCTGCTTCTTCAGATACGGCATCGGCATTGTCTCGGCGACAACCAGACCTATGCCAAAACTCATCACCCTGTCGTCTTTCTTGCCCTCGACAGCGTTCCAGCTTGTCTTGCCGGTCTTGGTCTGGGTGACGATATAGGTTTTCATCTCGTCTATCAGGCCCCGGTCGTTGAACGCCTGACGCTTGACAGGCCATTCATTCACGAACTGGCGCAGATGATCCACGATGGACTGTTTGGTCTGGCGGTTGGTGTGGAACCCAACGCGGGTGGTCTCACGCTTGGACTGGTCGTCAATGACCTTGCGGCGATAGACATTGGCATCCGGGTGCTGGCGCAGCATCAGGTCAACCACGGTATTGCCGAACTCGTCTGTCTCGCTCTCGGCTACATTGATCTCAATGGCGATCATGGCATTGTGGAACCATCTGCTCAGCACATAGAGATACTCCACATACTCATAGGCATCAAAATGCCCGTGTATGGCGGCCACAGTCTCGCCTGTCACCCTGTCCCGGACATAGGCGCTGTCGTAGTCCGCACCTTCCCAGGTGCCGCCTGTATCTGCGGAGATGCAGTAGCGGTGATGCCAAGCTTCCTCAACGGGGTATTGCCACACTTTCAGCCAGCCCCGGTCGTCGTCAGACAGCACGATCTCTCCGTCCTCGATAAGTCCGGTGGCAAGGGGCGGCACAGCGTTCTTTTCCATCGCCGAGAGTATCTGCTGGTCAAACACGGGATAGCCGCTGCCCTGGAACGCCTCGTCAAGCGTAGCCGGGTATTCCTGCATGAATTTGTGGATGTCGCCACCGCAAAGCGAGGTTATGGCATATCTGCGCCAGTTCAACTGCTCAAGCGTCAGGTGGTATTCGTCCCGGTAGTAGCACTCATCCCCAAACTCGCCATTGAATTGCGGCACCAATGGCTTATCCAGCGGTAGGCTGTATTCCGGGTTCTCGAACCAGGGGATAAAGAAAAGCTGATAGTCGCCACGCCCTGCCTGTGCGTCCATGCAGCGATTGTAAAAGTAATTGCCGATCCCGTTCCCGGTGGACTCCATTATCACCATCGTTCCCGGTAGGTTCGGGACTGTCTGAAGCACGCCAAGCATCACGTTCTCGGCATCGGTGTAATACGCTGTCTCGGATGAGTGGAATAGGTGATATGTGCCGCTTCTGCCAGTAGTGCCGATCTCTATTTTGGAGTTGTTCTCCGAAAATGCAATCTCAAAAGCGTTCCTGCGGTGGGTCTCGGTGCGGAACATTTCGT